TTTTCATAAGTTTGGTCAGGTTGAATGATGGGCGATGTCATTAAAATTCCTCATTACGGCGGCGATCAAGATAAGCAATGATCTCACCACGCCACTCAAGTAATTCATGGTAGCATTTCTGATCATGTGCGTCTTGTCGCAGTTCATGGTCTGGTTTGAGAACACTCTCATAAAAGATGAAGAAAGCGTCTTTACGTTTCTCTTGTTTGTTGGTGTCCCAATCCATTTGATCTTAGCGTAGGTGATAGTATTTTAGATTATTTTAATAGGAAATCAAGACAATCTAATGATTTCTTTATGATTGAGGAGGACCAGCAGGTCCCCACCCATCGTTCTCAGGGACACAATCATCATCGTCCACACGGTCAACTGATGCAATGTCACACACTGGCACCTCATGCTGTCCACCTACAAGATACCATGGCATAATGATACCATGATACTCTGGATGTGCTTGAAAGTCCACAGGGTATTCTTTATCACCCAGATACTTTAGTTCGCTTTCTGGAATAGCGTTGTCTCGTAACATTGCTTGAAGTTGCAAGTGCGTCAACTCGTACTGCGTGGGTACTTTCATTAGATCTCCAAAGTTTGCGTTGTTTTTTGTATTCTTCATTGTTTGCAACGATGTCACGTACTCTCTTGAATATCTGAGCACTGCGATTATAGTCGCAGGTCCAGTGGTCAGATTCCTGAGGGCGGACCTCACCATTGTCATCATACTTTTTACCTGAGTGATGATTAGCATATCGACGAGCACGAGTAAACCCCATCTCCAAAAACTTACGACACATATCCATACCTACAAAGTCTTTAGCGTCTCTGTAGTCAAGATACATGGCATAGATCTTGTTACTAGATGTCACTGCTTCATCGGGAGTTTTGAATCTCCAATGAGCACATATATCGTTAGTATAAGGGCGAACCAGTAGAACCCCTTGCTCGCCTCTTCCGATACGATAAAGTTCGTGAGTTTCTGGATCTGTAAAGTCAAGTTCCTCGTAAGGTAGTTCATAGCAAAATTCAAGCATGGGTGTCGTGCTCGCTGTCGCTATCCTATCATGCCTTGGGGAGGGAGTCAAGCTTCTCCTGGGTCTCCTTCTCCTCCTGCAGGACTTCACCAAAGTTCTGTAAGTATGCTTTCATTACTTCAGGTGCTGCATCACCAAATGCAACTACACTTGAGAATGGAATAGCAAATGTGTTATCTTTACATGCAGGCATCCACACAACATAATTCATGTTGAACCTAAGAGGTTCTCCCTCATCTTGTGGAACAGGTTGCATGACAATACTATATGGATAAGAGATTTGAAACCCAATAGGTTTATCATTGTCATCTCTTAAATCTTTAACTTCAGCGACAATTTGTTCGCCAGATGTCATTCTTAAAACTTTAATGCTCATTTGAATCCAATGTTAAGGTTACAAGCAAATGATATTCTATCATCATCTGTGTTATTTGGCATCACTCTATGAAATACTGATGATGGAAACAGAATAAATCTACCTTCAACTGGTTGTATCTCATGATATAGTGATTGTTCTTTACCATCAGTAGCACCCAACAGGTAATCAGACCACTGATATTGATTAGGATGCAACAATACTATATTACCAGCATCACCCTCAGGGACATGACAGTAGAAAACTCCTGCCATGTGTGATCTAGGATGATCGTGGTAATCGTTGTATGCTCCTCGTGGATTTATATTATACCACAAACTTTGAATATAGATTTCATTACCAGCATTCAACATAGTTTGTCTCATGTGTGTACAGATATCAGCTACGATCATTCGCAGCGTCTTCTGCATTGGTGGTACAGGAGGAGATTGCCAACCACCAGCACGATTAGAGATAACATTTGTTTGTTGCTGTTCTCTGAGTGTGTATATCTCACTCACAAACTTCTTTTTAATGTCAGCATAAAACGGCACGTCATAATGCAATAGAGGACATGCAAACAATTCAGTTTTCTTCATTATTATTCAGTAGGTGCAGTTACCAATCCGTCCGCTAGTAGTTTTCTTGCAACAGAAACGATGTTATCATACTCAACACCGTCCATCACAGTGAATGGCGTCTGAGTTACTGCAGGATATAATTCATCAAAGTCTGCTTTTGTAATATCTGTACCAATCTCTTTGTATGTTGTGGTAACACTGGTAGCTCTATCCATCAATGATTTGATGTGACGGCATCCGAGACAATTTGGTAGTGTGTATACTGTAGCTTCCATGGTTAATAATTACTCCAACAAATACCTTGTTTATCAATGACGACACATTTGAAATAATATTCGTCAGATAGTTCTCCAAGTTGATCTTTCTTAGGGAACCATGATGATGCATTTGTTATTGCAGCATCATCGGTACGATACTTGACAATATTATCATTCTTCGCTTGAATAATCAATAGAAGATCTTCTGGAAGAAACTCTGCATAATATGCATGTACAGCAGATACTACTGCTGCGTCCTTACAATCATCTAATTCCTTATTAGTAAAGTAGACAAATGCTGTATCATCAATCGCTGCAAATTCAGAGCAGAGATCAACAATATTTGTAGAATCTAATACTTCAATCATTCTGATATCTCCGTACTTTCAGAGAGGGCAAGTAGCATACTATCAACAAACTTATCACTATCAGTTGCAGGATCGCCAGTTCTATCATCAGGTAGATGATTAATTAATTTCTTCATCTCTGCTTCAGACAGTTCTGGTGCCTTGAATACAGGCAATGCTGCCATCTGATCACGATAGTTCTTATAGTTAAGAGGACCAGCAATACCCTGCTTGATTAGTAGATATTGAATCATTCTTTCTTTGAAGTGCATGGTAAAGTATCCAGCTAACTTCAGTTTCTGATCATCAGTTGCCAAATATGCTTCTTCTGGTTTGACAGGAGCATAGAACTTCTTATAGTCTTCAGGTGAAATTGGGAATTTTACATCAGTTGGTTCTGTATATTCAGCAACTTGAGGAATATCTCTCAATGCTTGTCTATAAGTTCTCCAATCTGCCAACTCATCTGCATCAGTGATAGGACTATCACCACTGAAGATATAATCACTATCTTCCAAGAGAAAGTTTCTTACTAGTCTAATACTAAACCAAGATACTGTTTTAGTGTCAGCATATGCTTGCTGCAACTCTTTCTGGAAATCTTCTCTCTCAACACTATCAATTAGATAGAATGCTTCCTTGAGTTTCTCATAGATAGCAGTTGCTTCTGGAACGTCATAGACTTCCATTTCATAATCTTTCCACTCATATTCATTAGTGGTAAAATTCTTGACAAACTTTCTTCTCCTCGCAAGGAAAGCACCATTATCATAATAGTGAAAATTAATTAGTCTATCTTTATCAGTATCCCAATTAGGATACAAGAGAGGAAGAATTTCATCCTTCCAATATGTGTCAGATATTTCCCTAGTCACTCCACGGTAGTTGATTTGCTTTTGAATAGCATTCAACTGTAGAGCTAGATTAGGAACATTTGACTCTGTTACGATACTCATAGCTTTGGTGCTCTATACCATCCCGTCAAGTATATTTATCAGAATGCCTTGATTAGATGTTTAGTTAGTGCATATGGTTCAAGCAGAGGAATTGGATCCTGTGGATCGAGATATGCTGTTGGAACTAATGGAGTACCAGCAGTAAGATTCAATGTGACATCATCTGGATCAATACCCGCTGGATATTGTGCTCCATTGTCACCCTCAACAGTATATGTTACTGTTCTTGCATCACCACTCAATTCACCTGCAGATGATTGAAACTGAGTTTGGTTAATAAACTTAGATTCATAGATGAAATCAATAATACCATAATGATCTGTATTTCCTCCATTATCATTTGTTCCTGCAGCAGTATTCCTCTGTTGCACAATTTTAAATCTAACTCCAGGTACTTGTGCTCCTGATGGTAAATCAATAAAATAACTATACCATTTAGTTGGAACTGGTCCTGATCCATTACCATCATAATCACTAGCAATTTCAGCATCTGATGGTCTTGGTACAAGAACACCAAGGAAGTTGCTTTCAGGGAAATTCAAAGAATTATCAGTATTATAGTATACTCTCAATTCATCAGCACTATCATCAGGACGCTCACCACCATTAATATTGTTACCTCTTGCTGCCTTGACTCCAAATTTCTTAATATTGGTGCAATCAGTTGCAGTAATGACAATGAATCTTTCTAGTTCTGTTCCACCAAACTTGACATAATTTGTATATGCTGTTCCGCCATTGCCAAGCGCAAGACCATTAACATTATCACCATTAAGTGTAGATGTTGCTTGAGATCCACTAGCAGCACCATGCAAGAATCTAATAATTGGTGGAGAAGTATAACCAGATCCACCTGTAATTAAACTGACACCATTAACAACACCACCACTAATGGTAGCTACACCAGTTGCTCCTGATCCTGGTTGATCACCTTGTGCCTGAATATCAAGAATTGGTTGTTGATTGGTTGGTAGTGCAAAACCACCAGCAGTTCCTACTCCAGTACCACCTGCATAAATCTCAATACCATCAGATGCAGCAACAACAACATCACCAACAGTAATATTTGTACTGCCCCCTTGATATGCAACGATAGTAGCTTCTCTGATTAGAATACTGCCATCAGATCCTGCATCACTAGTAATAGTACCTGAATTTTCTACCCAGTTGATACTACTATCAACAGTTCTGTTGAGACTATTTGATACACTAGCGCCACCTGCACCAATAGTAATAGTTAATGCTGATGATCCTGATGCTGTAACTGCTTCTGGGAAGATAGTACCAGCAAGGTATGCTCCACCGCCACCACCACCTGCTCCTGAAGAGTAGTAACCTCTGTTTTCATTTGCATATCCAATAATCTTACCATCATTAGTACCACTACCACTACCATCATTTGTAGTGCCATGGTTTACATCACCAGAAGAATTTAGTGTGAAGAAATCAGATCTAAAACTAGACAATCCTCTTCCTCCACCATATCCACCGCCGTGACCGCCTGAACCACCGCCACCGCCGCCATCACCGCCACCGCCGCCAGCACCATCGCTACCACCACCAGCAGATCCAGTTTGTCCTGCTTTACCAACACCTGATCCACCGCCGCCACCGCCGCCGCCTGTGCAACCATAGTTACCACCAGGACCGCCAGAACCAGAGAATAAAGATTGTGATCCTACATTTTGAGCACCATCAGTAATATTATTTGGTCTTCCATTGTCACCACACTGTCCTTCACCAGCGCCGCCTCCGCCGCCTCCGCCGCCACAACCAGCGACAATAACAGTAGTTCCACCACCTGATGTAGTTGTAACGATACTTCCGCCGCCACCTGCGCCACCATTTTGAGTGTGACCAGAACCACCAGGACCACCAGTAGCTACACCATACGTTGTTGCTCCAGATCCAGCACCAGGATATAGTCCAAATACTCCACCAACTTGACCTGTATTAGAATCTGGAACAATTGACAACTCCATATATTTGCCATTTCCACCAAAACCAGTAGTACATCCTGCAGGAGCGGTTCCAGTCCCTGCTCCCTGATTCTGACAATTATTTCCTCTAGAACCATATATCTTAACGATACCACTAACAACAGTATATTTGTTAGGATCCGTTGGTGTGATAGACCAAGAAGCAGTTTGAGGATAAGTTACTGATTGAATAGAACCTCTTGCAGATGCAGCAACTGTTAGATATTTTCCAGCAGAAGCATTCAATCCTGGTCTACCTTCCCATAGATTTCTTCCAGTGACA